TCAGGACACTCTGATTTTTCCTTCGAGATTTGCAAAGCTGGACATCTTCTTTTCCTTGGTCGCTTCGTTGTAGACATCCATCGTTGTCTCGATGTTTCGGTGACCCATAATTTCTTGGATTACCTTTAGGTTTGTTTCGTTCTCGCAAAGGCGAGTGCAGAATGTGTGTCTGAGATTGTGTGCGCTGAAGTGTGGAAGTAAAACTGGCTCTCGGTGTTCTTGTTCTGCACGCTCTGTTTCCTCGGCATTGCAGTCACGAATAATTCTCTCAAGCGCTCTATTGATGACGTGTGGATTTAGCATCTCTCCGAACCGGTTCTTAAAAATGAAGTTCGTGTATCCATCAACCTCGCACTCGTTGAAGCCTTCCTCCATATGTTTCAATCGAATCTGGAGTAAAGCTGCTCGCACATCAGAAAACATTGGAATGATTCGCGTGCCAGCCCGTGTCTTCGGAGTAGTGATGTGGAGCTCCATCTTCCCGCTTTCTTGTTGACGATATATCAAATTATGGTTAATGTCAATAATATTTTGCGTGAAGTCGCAATCTTCCCATCTCAATCCGAGGATTTCTCCTATGCGTGCGCCTGTCCCAAGCATGACCGTAAACAGCGGCATCCAGTGTTTGTACGTTTTCGAACTGGAAACAAAATCGAGGAACCTATTTTGCTGTGTCTCTGTCAACGCATGACGCTTTGGTTTCTCCCAGTTATGGCTCTTCTTGATTTCTGCAATCACACCGTCGGTAGGATTTGTTCTTATGAACCCATCCCTCACTGCTACATTAAAGACCGGATGAAGAATCGTATGAATTATCTCCATACTGTTCGGCTTAAATCCAATATCTTTAATGAGGTGGATGTAGAACCGCTTGATATCGCTATACTTGATGTCGGCAATGTTCTTCGCGCCTATTTCGTCCTGCACATACTTCCTGTACATATACTTATAGTTGGTTCTTGTAGATGCTTTAAGCTCATACTTAGTTTCAATGTAGGCGTCATAAAAGCTGTTCAGCGTCATCCTGTACGCCGTATGGGAGCTGATGCCGTCATCAATATCCCTTTGGATTCGTTTTATCTGAGTCCTTAATGGTTCTGTGCTACGCTTACCATCAGGCGCTTTATCTGACTCTACAAGCTTCCAGCTATAAATCGCTCGGCGTACTCCACCAGAATCAGTATAGCGGTACATATACTTCCCGTCGCTTCTCTGCACCTCACCCTCTCTCAGAACTCTGCCTTTGTTGTCTTTTCTTTTTTCAGGCATGGCTACTCCTTTTGTCTGAAAATGAATATCAACATGGCATTCTCAATATACCATAGTCTGGATTCACTTTCAAGTTAGATGTCATATAAGGTTGAGTTGGTCAACAAATCGCTCGAATTTTGTACGTTTAATCTGTGGGCGTGTGCCATTCCAAAGAACAAAATCAGCGTCTTTGTTTTCGCTGACAATCTTACGCAGCTTAGTTTCTCCGATGCGGAAGTATTGTGATGCCTCCTGAATTGTCAGTGTGTACCTTTCCCAAAATGGGATTTGCAGGGTGTTAATAATCTCGCCTCCTCGTGCGCTGCGCGTATGTAAAAAAGAAAGGGCTGGCAGTGAAGCCAGCCCCATGTCTACCTCTTGAGTAATAAGGAACCTAATCAACGATACTGATTACTATGTAAGCAATGACTACGATAATAACCGGAATCCAGACAGGCGCAAGTACCCACCACCAGCTCCAGTCAATCACGCCAATCAGCTTTAGAACGATAAAAACTACGGCGAGTACGTCGCACAATCCAAGACCTTTCGAAGATGAGTCTTTCATGTGTGGTTCCTCTTACGCCTTGCTGTCCGTGGAGCCCATACCGCCGTTTCTGACGCCGGTTGCATCATCGGAGTATGTAATCCCATACGGAATGAAGATTGCCTGCATAAAGCCGTTACCGGCTTCAACGTGCACAATCTTTTGACTCTTGCTGTCGTTTGTAATCTTAGCGAAGATGTGCCCCTCGTTGTCGGAGAAGTAATAATCGCTGTCGATAACGCCCATCGTATTGTCAAACTGCATACGGAACTTGAAGCCCAGACCACTACGCGGCAGGCAACCGAGCCACCAGCCCTCGTCAATCTTCACTCTGATACCGGTGGGAATCTTCATTGTTTCGCCGGGGCGCATCTCAAATGTAAATGGTGCCTTAAAGTCATAACCGGCGGAGCCAGTCGTTGCTCTGCTGGGGAGTGCAATTTTCTCCCACATCTTTCTAAGGTCATCTTCGATGGCAGGCGGCAATTCCTGCCCCCTATAGAATTCATCTTTCATCGCGTCACGGAACTGTTCAAAGCTGACCTTTTCAAATTCTCCAACTCTCTGCATTGTGTCCCCCTTAGCTATTTGTTTTGCAAGTACAAGATGGCTCACCCCACCAAGGCTTAACCGTTTCTTGGTAGGTTTGGAATGGTGGAAAATACATGGTATCGTCATCCTCGGTCGTTTCAGTGACCGTTTCTCTCACGACTTTTCCGTCCGCATCGTACTCGCGGACAGTTTCTTTGATTGTGCGTTTAATCATATGTCCTCCTTATTTTCGTTTGGACGTTTTACTCTGTTTTTGTATAGAGACCGCAGTGGCAGGTTCCACTTGCCATCTCTCTGAATTCCTTACACATACACTTTGTATCCTCGTTCTTTTCGAGGGAGCATGGGCAGAAGCCATTATTGTCTTTCAATGCTTTGCGCATATCGTTAACGAATTCTTTGTCTGGATTGATGTTGATTTTCATTGATGTCTTCTCCAATATGTTTAACTGTCGAACCGCTCTGCGTATTGATTATCAGAAGCGAGTTCGACGCCAAGCACTTCATCAAATATGTGCTTTTGGTTTGGGATGTATCGTCCGAACTTCACAATCACATTTCCATAAGTGGCAAGCTGTTGAATCCATTCAGGGACTTCTTCAAAGTAGTAACCAGTATAAATGACAACGTCGTCTTTGCACTGGAATTGACCGCGAAGAACCTCAAGAAACGAACACAGCTCATCAAATTGTTCAAGCGGTTCAAGCCCACCAAACACGATTGATTCCGTAAGCGGATTATTCAGATACCGGAGGCACAGTTGTTCGTCGTCAATACTGATGGGGGCGCTTGCACGCCACCCATCATTTTGACAGACCGACAACGGGATACCTGCTTCAATACAGCATTTACCGCCACAAGAAATCGTTCCAATGAACATCGCTGGCTTTTTATAATTAGTGAAGTCTTCATCCACAATTGTCTTTACTCTCATTCGCTCATAGCCTCCGCATAGCTGTACCACTGTCTTGTGTTAAACTCACGGAAACGGTCTTTGGAGTAAGCCCTTGATGGGACGAGATACCCAACAATGCGCTGGTATGTATCAAAGACAGGCTCACCGCATACTGGGCAATGGTCAGTGCCAACAAAGCCGTGATGGTTCTTGCACTCGTTGATAGACTTCTTTCGCTTCTGGATTACCTTCGATGCTTGGCGGCGTAACATATCCAAAACCATGTTCATAGTCGATATATCGCGTACTCGCCTGAAGGCGTGTGGGCAGACCGCCGATATGGGTGTACCACTCACGGATGACCCGTGCCGAATACCCTTCAAGAGTCAAATACACATCAGGGAACTCAAATGTTCTCCCATGTCCGCTCTCAAGACAGTCAATGCCTCTGAGATAATTCTTCTCATCATCACTGGTATTTGCTCCCCAGCAGATACCAGCCTCTACACCAATCATCGTGATTGGCTTTTTGTATGTATAATCTTGAACAATTACTTTTCCCATTCGTTACTTAACCTCCGTAAAGTTCTGGGTAACTGCTATAACACAAATAGGTATATCCGTAATAGCTGCTGTACAGTTCAAGATAAACGCCGCTACCTTGTACCCCACCAGACTGGAATACGACTGACGGTTCATTCAAAACACGTTCGCCACTTAAAAGGCGGGCTGCTGCTTCAACGCAGGGTTCAAACGGAGTCAGGTTTTTGAAATAGTCTGTATTCGCGTTAGCATATTGTCCCTCTGCGTGAATGACCTCTTTGATTGTGTCTGGGAACTCTGGCGAGTCAGCTCTGTTGATAACCACCTCGCCAACAGCCAGCTTCCACTCAAAGGGCAAACGCTTGTCGCCACATTCTGCCGTGATAATCTTTGATAGCTCAAGCAAGTCTTCAAAGAAAACCTTTGTCACGTTTATGCCGAGCACATCGATTTTCTTGTTTCTGGCTTTCTCTGCAACCACGCCCGCTTCATAATCACCGTTTAAGCAACTCTGCTTCATTATGCTGAGATAATCAATGTCATCAGAGAAGCCGTCTACTCCCTCCGTGTGGCGCACTGCCTCCTCTTCTGGCTCCTCAATTGTCTGGTCTGCGTCTGTCTCTGTGATAGCGGTTTCCAACGCATCGACTTCCGTTTTCTCCTCAATGGTCAACAGCGTTTCTTGTCTGGCAGATGCGCTACTGCATCCGCAGATTGAAACGCACATCATAGATACCAGCAAGAAGATAGTGAAAATTTTTCGCATTGTTCTACCTCTCTACTGCCTACGAAAAAAGAGCTCCAGAGTGTTTTACTCTGGGCTCTTCCACATAGTATGTTTAGCCTCTTACTTTTCTTATGCGTGCTGGAGAGTCTCTTTAATGGCAAAACTGCCAAGGAACTCATCCAACATTTTTGTATCGCCGGGATTCAGCGGTTCTTCTGCCCGTGGTGCTCTCGGACGTGCCGCTCTCTGTGCTCGCACCGGTCGTGTGGGTTCAGTAGCAGCGACCGGAACAGCACCGAACCAATCAACTGTCGCACGACCAGTGGCATTCCAATCAAGCTGCGGTGTCGTTACCGGTGTCGGTACTCCTACGAGGTCTTCCATTGCAAGGTCTACAAGCGGGAGGTCAATCGGAATATACTACTCCATCCGCTGCCGGTAGCTCTGTACCTCTCGACGGGGTTGATTTCGAGATGATTCTTGTTGATAGCTCCGTACCAGAGGAAGCAGACTACGCTGTTTACATCCAAGGTAACAGTATGTACCCATATATACATGATGGTGATATGGTATATGTAAAAAAAGACGCAGAGCTTTCAGTTGGAGATGTTGGCATCTTCTGTGTCGATGGAGCAATGTATTGTAAGCAATACTATCTTGATGATAATAACAATCTGGTTTTGGTTTCTGCAAACCCAGAGCTTCGCCATACAAACATCTTCGTCTCAGCCGACAGCGGACGTTCTGTAAAAGCCTGCGGTAAGGTGCTGCTGAAAGAAAAAATTGACCTTCCAGATTATTTGTTTGAGGATTGAAAAAGTAGGGCTCACGCCCTACTTTTTTATAATTCCCAATGGATATTACCTGCTCCATATTTACCGATTGATGGAACAATAAACTCATTTGGCACCCCATGCTCCTTTATGGCTTTCGCACACCAGATAAGAACATACGCCGTCAATGGAGAGTCTGCTGAGATACCACTTGATATTACACTGGGGCTGTAAGATGCGCTTCTGTCTGCGTCATAGTCCAAAATCTTCCCGCGCTTTGCCATCATAATTCTAAGCGCGTTTTCTGAGTTCTTCATACATACTTCTCGCTGGACTTGCTCGTGATACTCTGGCGTCCATCCTGCTTTTGGTTTGCACCACCGTTCTTTTGGAAACAACTCGCAAAGTTGCTTACCGGCGAAGATTCCCTCATATACAGGAGCAACTTCCTCAGAAACTTGTTCTTTATTGTCTGGATTATGGATAAAGCTTTTCAGTCGCTGCTCAAGGCTGCGGTCTGTCACTACACTTTTCCACTCCGAAATTACCTGCTGTTTCTTGTCATACGCCTTTCGAGTGTTCCTCACTGCGTTTTTATCTGACCCAAATTTAATGAGCAAGATAACTCCGAGAATCACAGCAATCACAAGTTCCATAAAGCCACCACTACATCAGCCTAACGCAGACTGGATATGTCCTTTCGCATCATCAATCTTTTCGAGCGCATCACTGAGACTATCAACCGCATCTTCCATACGCTCAAACTTCTCTGTTCCTTGCAAGTTTTCAGGATAGTTATCCATACAGTCTTGCTCACTGTCGCAGACTGTTTCCACAATGGATGCAGCACTGCTCAACATTTTCAAGGCGTCTCTTAGCCGCCCTCTTCTTTTCTCATTCACTCATACGCTCCCATACATTCGAAATGTTCAACTCAATTTTGATGAACTCTCGACCCTGCTTTGAAAAGCTAAAAGAGTTCAGTTTCGTAATTAGCTTGAAAAAACCGTTGGTTCTTCCTCCGTGAAGCTCAAGCTCATCACACACAATGACAATACGGAGTGTCTTTGTTTTTTCTTCAATATCTGCATGGACACTTTCGCATTCAATTTCAGATACCAACTCATCCACGCCATCACAAATCTCATCGATTTTAGAAAGCATTTCTTCTGAAATCTTATAGTCGCGTCCAAAGACCTTAGAACCATCGCTAATCAACTCCATGACGGAGTCTTTGCAAGTTGTGTACTCCATTCCAGCCTCCTCTTATTCAATCGGTTTAGTGAGACCGTGGAATGTAAATGTCAAACGGACTCGGTTCTTAACCAATGGATAGACCTCCATGTTGTTTGCAAACTCTGCTACTCTCGCAAACCACTCCGGTTTGTCAAAAGCCAGCGTCTCTCCCTCGACACTGATGCTCCCCATCGTTTTGAACGGTGTATTTAATTTGTAGGAAACTTCAACGTCAGAATCCCTTGTAATGTATTTTAGTGCCGCATGAGCAAACTGCATCTGCTGCAGCTTCATCGGATTCAAAACCGTTGTCTTTTCTTCATCTGCTGCGACATCGTCCTTAACGCTATCGATGAACTCATCCATTGCGTTTCGCAGCTCCTCGTCTGACATAAACTTCAAGTCAAAGCCGTTATCCATTTGACCACTCCTTCAATTCAATTCTATCACAAAGATACAGATTATCAAGGCAAATCAACTAAGGTTGCACACAATTTCAACCTCTCCAACTGCATTGTCGCCCAAGATATGTAGCAAAGAATTCGCAATCATGTTGACATCAATTCTCCCGTTAAAGCACAATGAAAAGCGCTTCATATCCATACTCTGTTTGGAAGCTGCTTCGTCCAACTTGGTAGCTGGTACATCTTCTACTTCTACTTCGGCATCCTCATCAGATGTTTTCCCATGCAGCAATTCATCCCACGCATCCTTTTGCGCTGTACTCATAGAGTGACCAACTGGGAACTTGATATTCAGCTTGTTCATTTGGATATGCCGACGAATCGTAAGTGGTTGCACTCCGAACATGGCGGCAAAACTCGTTGCGTTAGCGCCATAGCTTTCCATCATGTGCTTGAGATACTCTTCTTGCATTGAAGCCGTCAGTGCCTTGAAGTCATCCCATGTAATTGGCTGGTTCAAATTAACGGTCACAACTTTCCCATTCCTTTCCTTCCATTGTTTTTGCGTCATGTGGTCTGTTGACATTGAGCATTTCTTGCTCTTGCTTCCGCACTTGCGGTACTTTGCTTGCTGTGCAATACGTTTACGCTGCCAGCAATCATACTCAAAATCAGACATCATTGCGCACACCTCATTCTCTTCGAAACTTCGAACTTATCCTCAAGTTCTTTCGGTGTCCGTGCTTTTCCAAGCTTCTTAAACTCTCCGTCAACAAGCTCATACAGGAAATAAAACTCACGGCTCTCTTTGCTGGTAAGAATAAAGCAGAGCTCATGCTCGGCATTATAATATCCAACCCAGACTCTTTCACCTTTGGGGTATTTGGGTTCAGCCAAGAAGCTCCACCGCCCTCTGCATCAAAGCATTGTGTTCGTTTTCCAAAGCACCCGAAATCACTTCATCTAAAAGGCTGTTAAGGATTTCGCCAACACGTTTCCCTTGTTCAATGCCGAGGTTCATAATATCTCTTCCGTTGATTCGCAAGTCTTTTAATGCGAAACACTGCTCCGCTTCTAAAACCTCAGACATAATGGAACCGAGTGCAATGCATCTTTCGATTCTGGACTCCTGTGTACCCTCTGCATGGGCAAGAATATCAGCCATCCGCACATCCAAAAACTGCGAGAACCGACGTTCACCGAGTTTATGCAGCCATTTGCGGACTGTGCGGGGTGTTGGCTCAATCATAGTGTCGTGATAAAGCACGAGTTCAAGAACCTCCTGCTTTGTCTTATTATCGAACCGCAGTCTATCCAAAACTTGTTCCGCAATATCACGGCTTGGCACCCCATGACCGTGGAAGTGCCCACCGTTTTCATCTTCAGTGTAGCATTGTGGCTTTCCGATGTCGTGGAGTAGTAGGGCTACCTTAACAGACACATCGGTACCCTTGTAGTTCGCAACAGCGTGGGCAATATGCTCGTACACAGTGTATTGATGATACTTGTTGTTCTGTTCAAACCCAATGCAAGGCTCCATTTCTGGAATAATCGTCGCAATAACATCTGAGAAATTCAGCAGCACATTTAAGATGCCGTCGCCGAGCAGCATTTTGCAAAGCTCGCCATTGATTCGCTCTGCAGCAATACGTTTTAACATCCAAGCATCCTTGTGGATGGCAGCGGCTGTCTGTTCTTCGATAGAAAAGCCATAGGTCGCTGCGAATCTCAGCGCTCGCAAAATGCGAAGCGCATCTTCTTCAAAACGCTCATCAGGATTGCCAACACAGCGAATAATCCCTGCTTGTAAATCATCTCTCCCGTGGAAGGGGTCAATCAATCCAGCACTGTTGTACGCCATATGATGCACTAATACCACTCATCAAGCGCCTTTCAAAGCCTTGTGGCACAAGTGATTCAAGCCGTCATTTATTTCTAACAGCCTCGTTATGCGAATTTGCAGCGATGATTTCATCAAGCGTCCGAGGCGTGTAATCCATCCACGGCATCATCGCCCCGACATTGAACATTTGGCAGGGTTTCGTGTATAGTTCCTCCATCAGATACTTGTCATGTTCCATCATGTTCCACTCGAAGGAATTATGGACATGACCATACAGGTGGAAGGAGCCATAAAAGTGATTCTTAAAACATGGAATTGGGTAGTGGCAAAGAATCACTGTTCGCCCATTGTCCTTCACTTCGAGATACTCTGTAACTTTAACAAACTCCCGTAAGAATTTGTTGTCATTGCACCGGTCATGGTTCCCCTTAATCAGAAACTTTTGTCCTTTTAAGGAACGCAAAATTGGAATAAGGTCGATGCGTGGGATGGTGCTGTTGCCAAGCAGCATGAGCACGCAAACAAGACCGTTCTCGACGGTATCTCCGCTGAGAAGGTCGCGGATTGGGACAGCAAGGCTGCTGGCAACCATGAGCACGATATTACCGAGCTGAAGCAGGCTTCCGGTTATATTGTGTTCAACTGTGGCAGCGCCTCTGTTAACATCTGAGCATAAATAAAACACAAGCAACCCCGTCGTGTGTTATGCACGGCGGGGCTTTGCTTATAAGGAGGCTACTGTATGGCTGAATATAATGCACGAATCAGACAAAAGCGAGACACGAGCGCAAACTGGACAGCAAAAGACCCCATCCTTTTGGATGGTGAAATCATCATTGTTGATATCGCAGCGCAAACCCTCATTACCACGCAGACAACTTATCACAACGCTCTAAAGGCGTATGTACAGTCTCTGGAAGGTTCTGAGGAAATCTCTGCTGTCACATATGGTATGACTCTGCCGGAACCATATTTGTCTGAGATGAATGCAAAGCTTGCTGTTGCGCAGGCTCAGATGAATGCTATTACGGCGAAGTTGGGCAACTAATATGAAACGGCTAAAGGTATGTCTCAAGCTGCTTGTACTTGCTGTTATCGGTGGTGCAATCTATGTCGGTATTGAGATGCTTTGGCGTGGGCATAGCCACCCATCCATGTTTATCCTTGGCGGGCTGTGCTTTGTTTCTATTGGTCTAATCAATGAACTGTTCCCATGGGATTTGGGAATTGTGTGGCAAGCCTTGCTCGGCGGCACATTGGTAACTTGCCTTGAGTTTATAACCGGTGTCATCGTGAATATATGGCTGAAGCTGGGAGTCTGGGATTATTCTGGACTCCCACTTAACATTTTGGGGCAAGTCTGCCTACCGTTCTATTTTGCGTGGGTTGGCTTGTCCGTTGTGGCAATCGTGTTTGACGATTATCTTCGCTATTGGTTTTTTGGTGAGGAGAAACCGCATTACAAGATTGTCTGATTATAAAACAATGCTTTTATCAAGGAGGTGGTTCGCATGAACGCCGACGAAAAAATCTGGCGCTATTTGAAATCTGCTGGTCTGAATGATTTCGGCGTCGCGGGTTTGATGGGGAATCTTTTTGCAGAGAGCGGACTGAATCCCAAGAACCTCCAAAATACATACGAGAAGAAACTTGGCATGACTGATGAAGAATATACTGCCGCTGTCGATAGCGGCAGTTATTCCAACTTTGTGAAAGACAGTGCCGGTTACGGATTAGCTCAGTGGACGTACTGGTCACGCAAGGACGCTCTCCTTGCCTCCTGTAAAGCCGCAGGAGCGTCCGTAGGGGACATGGATGCCCAGCTCAACTTCCTGCTTAAAGAGCTGTCTGTGGGCTATTCTGGGCTGCTGAGCACCCTCAAGAGTGCACCGTCTGTCCGTGAGGCATCCAATGCTGTTCTTCTCCAATTTGAACGTCCTGCCAATCAGGGACAGAGCGTCCAAGAAAAACGAGCCAGCTACGGACAAGCTTATTATGACAAGTTCGCTGGCAAAATCCAAATCAATACACCAGAACAGGAAGGAGGATGCAAGTTGAAAATTGTAGACAACCTGACAACGGTTAACTTCCGTTCAGGCAACATGACTCCGAAGTACATCGTCATTCATTATTTCGGTGCGCTCGGAACTGCAAAGAGTGTCTCTGAATATTTCAAGACACCGGGTATTCAAGCGTCTGCCCATTATGCGCTTGACGAGGGCGATACCATCTATCGCTGTGTCCGCGATAAGGACATCGCATGGCACTGTGGTGCGAACAAGTACAAGCACCCTGAGTGCCGTAACTCTAACTCCATCGGGATTGAAGCACGCCCTTCCAAAATCAATCGCAAGAGGGTTATGGCTTCTGATACTGATTGGTATTTCGAACCAAAAGTTGTGGACAACCTCGTATGGTTGACAAAGAAGCTGATGGCTCAGTACAACATTCCTGCAGACCACGTTATCCGTCATTATGATGTGACCGGAAAACTCTGTCCGAGACCGTGGTGTTGCGCCGACATGAATGTCTATTACAAGACGAGTGGCGACGCACAGTGGGAAGAGTTCAAAAAGAGAATCAGCGACGGCAAAGAGGAGGATGAAGATATGACTCTGGACACATTCAAGGAACTGATGAAGGAGTACCGTGCAGAGCTGCAGGACAATGACTGCGGCACTTGGAGCAAGGAAGCTCGTGAGTGGGCTATCTCCAACGGTCTCATCAATGGCACTGGCACTGAGGTGAATGGTGAACCCAACTATGCTTGGGCTGACCAGCTTACCCGTGAACAGGCTGCTGCTTTGTTCTATCGTTTTGCAAAACTGATGGGTAAAGCGTGATGGCTACATATAGCGGCAGCAGACAGCAAGCAAGGCGAAGGAGAAAACGCACAAGCAAGCAGGACGCTTTTTCAAAAAAGCTGATTGACGATATCCGCTCCCTTCTGTGGATTGTTACAGTCGGTGGGTTACTTTTAGCGTTCTATTGTGTAAAGCGGAACTATACCGGAGCGCTGCCGTGGATTGGGGCAATGGTTGGATTGCCGTGGTCGGCACATGGCGTGGTATGCGCATTTTATTTGAACCTGTGTAAATCTGACCATTCTGCTGGTGGTATCACATTCGAAAGCGCAAAGGCAAAAGGCTTCGTCGAAGACCCAAGCTGGGAGAGTCCAGCAATTTAAGGTGAAGGGCGGCACCTGAAATCCGCCCCACTACCTTTTAGAGAGGAGTTTGCATATGGAATTTATTGTGGAGAATTGGTATGTAATTGTTACTGGCATTGTGTTTATCGTTGGCGGCGTTATGGCTGTCCTGCGTTGGCGCAACCTGTCCACCGACAAGAAGTACGAGCAGATTCGTGGATGGCTTCTGCAGGCTGTTCTTGGCGCTGAGCGCGAGTTCGGTTCCGGTACGGGCAAACTGAAGCTGTCATCCGTTTACGACAAGTTCTGCGAGCGTTTCCCTTGGTTGGCAAAGGTCTTGCCCTTTGAAACCTTTAGCAAATACGTTGATGACGCCCTCAGCGAAATGAAAGACGTGTTGAAACAGAACTCTGCTATTGCCTCCATAGTGGAGCCGAAGGAAGGGGAAAAATAATCATCCGAGGAGGTTTCTCTTATGACCGAGCAAGAGACCGTACTGTTAATTGAGACTGAGCAGCGATGCAAGTCCAATACACACAGAATTGACAACTTAGAAGGTGAGCTGAAGGAAATCCAGAGTGAGCAGAAGGCTATCTATAAAATCGCTACTTCCGTTGAGCTCATTGCACAGCGTGTCAGTAATATCGAGGGCAAGGTGGATGACACCAACCGTAAGGTAGATGCGCAAGCAAAAGCGTGGCAGGAGACCGAACGTAAATTGTCCGAGAAGGTTAATGAAACCGAGAACAAACCGTATAAGCAAATCGCCAACAATGTCAATACTGTCAAGGTTGCAATCATTACTTGCATCTCTACCTTGCTTGTATCTGGCATCATTGGCGCAATCATCGCATTTGGAAAATAATATCTAAGAATATTTTGTGGGTGTAAATATTCTATGAGTAGGCTGCAGCAGGTCTGTCAGCCGTAGCGTTGAAGCAAGTGATGGGGTCAGCGTCCGTACACTTGCGGAGCTTGACTAAGGGTTATGCGGTTCCCACAGGCTGACGTAGGAGAAATCCGAAAGAAAACGCTAACAGAAAATTCATTTGACAAATACCGTTGAAGTAGTCTATAATAATAACACAAGGAGCGCCTGCTGCTAACAAGCGCCCCCTGCGGTGGAAACCCAGACGGTTGCCACAAACATACATTCTTACTGGGAAGAGGGTTTAACCCTCAAACGACAGTGAGCCGCTCTGCTTGCGACAGACGGCTCACTTCTTTCTGTTACGGAACTTGTCCCATGCTTGGATAAGAATCCAGCAGATAGACGCAATCCAAAAAACTTCTTGAAGAGTTATGTATGGTCACCTCCTGAGAAAAATTTCCCGCGAGGGCTACATACACGCCTCCATTCCGCACTCGCGGGATGACAGGCAACCGTCTTTTTAACCGTACACCGTCTACAAAGATTGGCAAAAACTCAACTGTGGGCGGTGGGTTCCACAGGAGACATTATAAAGAATTCCGATGGAAATGTCAAATAGACAAGATAAATGAGAGCTGCTATTGAAGTATGCTCTCATTTTTTTGCGCGTTGTCACGAATACTATATATTTTTCGGGACAGATTTTGCTAAAAAGAAAAGGGCAGGAATGGGATTTTGATTTCCCAAACCTGCCCTTATTTTTTACGCTGATATATGTATGATGGCTAAAGAAAGCACCCCGTCAAAGACGGGGCACTCCTTAGTAGCCATGTTGAATTCAAAGTGAATTGGTGTAAAAGTGGTGTCAAACCAGAGGTTGCATCACCTGTAACCCTTGTGCCACAACGGTTTACTTGTCCAAAGGCTTCATTGTGGGGAACAGGATGACGTCGCGGATGGTGTCTGCGCCGGTGAAGAGCATGACGGCGCGGTCGATGCCCATGCCCATGCCGCCCGTGGGGGGCATACCGTATTCAAGCGCGGTGAGGAAATCCTCGTCGAGCATTTCCGTCTCGTCGTCGCCGCGTTCGCGCTGCTCGACCTGCTTCATGAAGCGTTCGCGCTGGTCAATGGGGTCGTTCAGTTCGGAATAGGCGTTGCCCATCTCGCTGCGGCAGATGAAGAACTCAAAACGCTCGGTCAGGCGCGGGTCTTCGGGGCTGCGCTTGGTCAGCGGGCTGACCTCGACCGGGTACATCGTGATAAAGGTCGGCTGCACCAGATGCTCCTCGACCTTCTGGTCGAAGCAGGCGTAAAGCGCGTTGCCCCACGTCTTTTCGGCAGCCTCCGCCAGCTCGACGCCGACTGCCTTTGCCGCCGCAACGGCCTCCGCATCGTCGGTGATCGCACCAAAATCAACGCCGACATACTGCTTGACAGCGTCTACCATCGTCAGCCGCGGCCAGCCGGGGGTCAGATCGATCGTTTCGCCCATCCAGTTCAGCTCATAGGTTCCGAGGTATTTCTGGGCGAAGGTGGTGTAAACGCCCTCGGCGATGTCCATCATGTCGTGGAAATCGGCGTAGGCCTGGTAGAGTTCGACCGTGGTGAATTCGGGGTTGTGCTTGGGGTCCATGCCCTCGTTGCGGAAGATGCGGCCGACCTCATACACGCGGTCCATGCCGCCGACGATCAGGCGCTTCAGAGGAAGCTCGGTCGCGATACGCATATACATATCGATATCGAGCGTATTGTGGTGCGTGATAAAGGGTCTTGCCGCCGCGCCGCCCGCGATGGTATTGAGAACGGGCGTTTCGACCTCGATATAGCCCATATTGTCCAGATAATCCCGCAGATGCTTGATGAACTGCGAACGGATGATGAAATTCCGCTTGACCTCCGGGTTCACGATCAGATCGACATAGCGCTGGCGGTAGCGCGTCTCCTTGTCGGTCAGGCCGTGGAACTTCTCGGGCAGCGGCAGCAGGGACTTGGACAGCAGCGTGATGGTCTTCGCGCGCACGGACATTTCGCCGCGCTGCGTGCGGAAGATCTCGCCCTCGACGCCGACGATATCGCCGATGTCGTATTTCTTGAAGCGGTTATATTCGGCCTCGTCCATTTCGTCCTTGCGAGCGTAGAGCTGGATGCGGCCTGTTTTGTCCTGCAAGTCGCAGAAGGACACCTTGCCCATGCCGCGCTTGGACATGAGACGGCCCGCAATGGAGACGGGCTTGCCCTCCATCTCGTCAAAATGATCTTTGATCTCCTGCGCGGTCGTGGTGCTGACGAAGCGGGTGATGGCAAACGGATCCATGCCCTCCGCCTGCAGCTGCGCGAGCTTTTCGCGGCGGACCTTGATCTGGTCGCCGAGGCTGACCTGCGGGGCCGCGTTCTGCTGATTCCTGTTTTCCTGTTCCAT